CCATCGAGGACGCCAAGGACGCCGAGACGATCGCCGAGCTGGAGCGGGCCCGGGCCAAGTTCACTGACGAACAGGAGCAGGCCGCGGCGGAGTTCCAGGCCGAAGAGGAGCGCAAGCAGGTGGCGTTCGCAGCCGAGGAGGATCGCAAAGACGACGAGAGCCAGGCCGACATCGAGCGGAAGAAGATCGAGGCCAAGGCCAAGGCCAAGCTGATGGTGCGAGCGCCGACATCACGCTCGACGGTAATGCAGCCCAGGAAGAAAGCCAGTGCCAAGAGCAACGGCAAGTCCAAAGGAAGTTAGGCGTGCGCGCGCATTCTTGCAAGCCAGGGGAGCACGCGCGATGATCTCGCCGCGGAAGTTCGCCAACGCGGCCAAAGAGGGCAACGTGGGGTTCAGTGAGTTGTTCGCGCAGATTGCCAGGCTCTACATGGGCGGGCAGATGCAATCGTATTTCAGGCGGGAGCAGATCGAGAAGATCGCTGCTGCCGGCGGAACGTAAGGGCTATGTTGCAGGGCCCGACTGATGTCTGCAGCGTCCGAGTAGGAGGTCGTCATGGCTGACTATAAGGTACCTCCAAAGCCGGCGCCCGATAAGAACGCTGGCCGCTCCGCGACACCGGTCTCTGACCGGCACGCTGGTGGCGGACAGATGGGCTCGTCAGGTGCGATGGGGAAAAACCAGAGCACTGGTGACGGCATGGAGAACGAATCCGGTAAGAAAAAATGACCGATCGAGCCGGAGAGCAGCAGGGTGGCGGCGTTGAAGGGATACGGAAGGCCGAGACGAAAGCGGGCGCGAAGCCAAAACGTCGAGGCAACAAGTCCATGATGCGCAACACCATGGGTATGGGCCACAGCTCCAAGAACATGGATGCTTGTGGTTCCATGGGTAAAAACCAGGAGACGGGCGACGGCGGAGCGAGTGACTTTGACACGGGTCCACACTCACCGCCAGGGTAACCGTCACTAAGGAGGTCTATGTCGCCGAAACGGGCAATTCTGTTGAGGTGTGAAGAGAAGATCGCCGGGAACCACGAGGACATGGATGCAGGTGTAGAGTTCGGGAAGTACAACCGCTTTGTTGGACAGAACCAGGCCTACGCCGACATCCGCGACTTCGTTAAGGAACTCCGCGACGATGAAGATGACGAGATGGAACTAGAGGATCTGCCGGAGTCATGAGCGCTGTTGTTGAAAACTTTGCCGAGATCGCGGCTGAACGGGCCAAGCAAACCCAGGCAGTTAATGCCGATTACGATGACATTCGAGCTTGGTGTCTACAGCAACGGAAGTGGCAAGTGCGGCTCAGGAATTGGTTGCTACGCAGACAGCCGATCCATCCGAAGCTGCCGATGGTGCCGAAGTATTGGCGCGTCCTGGTGATGATCCGCAAGCCTGACGAGATGACGGCTGGCGGTATCGTGATCATCACGGACACGCTGGATGCCGAGGCCTACCTGACGTATGTGGGGATGGTGGTCGCGCACGGGAACCTGGCATTCAAGGCCAAGACCCGAGCGGGGCTGGAGCTGTCGAAGGAGCGCAATCCCAAGCTGGGCGACGTGGTGGTGTTCTACAAGAACGCCGGCTCGCGTTTCATGACGACCGATGGAGCGATGTTCGTTTTGTTATCTGACACCGAGATCTGGGCCACAACGGAGGCACCGGAGCGTCTGGATACGATGGCGCTTTAATTTGTTCGGCATAGCCTAGCTCAGGAGGGCGAGCGTAATGGCTGCCAAGAAGTTCAACTTTCAGTTCGAGGACATCCGCCGTGGTGACACGCCGGTGGTCCCATCTGGATTCGGGGACCTGCCAGAAGAGCCGGACAACCCCGAGGCCGGTTTTATCGAAGTCGACCTCAACGAGGAAGACGACGACAAGGCCATCTCTGTTGTCCAATCGGACAGCACCGACGACGCCGGCAACGGCGCCGACACTGACGACGCTGCAGACGATCGGCGGGAACGCCTGCGTCAACGGCGCGCGTCACGCAAGGTCGCTGATGACGCGATCAACGAAGCTCGGGGCGAAGTTGCCCAGGAGCTGGACGCACTGCACGGGCGGATCAATACCCTGGAGGGTGACCGCGGTGTAGCTGCCGCCGAGACCGAGTACGACACGGCCAAAGCCGACATCGAGGCCAAGATGGTGCAAGCCATGGAGGACGGGAAGTCGGAGGAGTACGCCACGCTGAACTCGCAGTTGATCGAACTCAACAACGACCTGCAAGAGAAGAAAATGACGGCGTCCGCGCCGCATCGACCTGACGCTCCGCAGGACCTGGCAACAGGTGATCCGAGCGCAAACCAGCCCGCGAATCCGCGCGCTATCGAGTTCATCAAAGCCAATGAGAACTGGTGGACCGACCCCGACCGCGAGGAAGAGGTTGACTACGCCAGGCGGCTCGACAAGAAACTGGTCACCAACGGGTATGACCCGAGGTCCGACCGGTACTGGAACGCCTTTAACCGGAACTTCGACAACAAGTATCCGGATCTGCGACAGGCGAGCGACGACGACATCGACATCGATCTCGACGACGACACGCCCAAGCGAGGCGCTGGATCCCCAGTTCACCGGCCCGGCGCTGGCGGTGGTGTCCAAAAGGGCACCGGCAAAGGCGGCGACAAGCCGAAGGGCGGGGGAAGTAAGGTGCGGCTCACGCAGGCCGACAAGCAGAACATGGTCCGCTTTGGACTGGATCCTGCTGACCCGGAGCACTGCAAGAACTACGCACTCAACAAGGTACCGGACGAAGGGGCGCGACCATGAGCGAGCACAGCACATTCGACATTGGCGAAGGGCCTGACGACGACTTCACCCCGACCAAGGGTGATGGCGCCGAGGGCAAGCCTCTCTCCCCTGCCAGGAGACGGGCGATCGAGAAAATGCAGGCAGGCAAGCGGGCTTCGCTGGAGCGTAAAGCTCAAGAGAAAGCCGCATCAGGGGATCGCAATCGAGGTGATCAAAGTACCCATCCGACCGCCGGCGATGGCGCCGTCCACGATGAGAATCTGGACGCGGCAGCCACCGAGGCCTTCGAGATCGATGGGGACAGCGAGGTTCTCGAATGGATCCGTCCGTCAGAACTGGATGCTCCGCCGGCACGGCCGGGCTATGTCCAGCGCTGGATTCGGATACGTCTTGGCACCGTCCGAGACACCGCCAGGCTCCGTAAAGCAATGCGTGAAGGATGGCGACCAGTGAAGGCTTCAAGTCAGAGCCGCACTGATCATTCACTCCCGATCATCCAACACGATCAACTGGGCGACGGCGATTACATCGGGGCAGAGGATTTGATCCTGATGGAGATGCCCGAGCGCATCAATCGGCAGCGGCAGGCCTTCTACAAGAGACGGCAGGCCAGGCAGACCGGTGCGATCGAGCGTCAGGTAAAAGGCGTTCACCGTGAAGAGCATCTGGGCTTCGGCTCGATTGCGCACAAGAACGTCTCTTCGGTTCGACGAGGTCAAGGTGTAGCCCGCTCAGTGCAGCCGGCTGACGACGAGATGTCGGACCTTTAACTGAAACCATCGGAACAACGGAGGGCTTATCCGAATGGCGAATGTAGACCGACCTAATGGCTTCATTCCCAGGAGACATCTGGCGGGAGGCACCCCCAATCGACTCGGCGCTTATACCGTGGCCAACCCAAGCGTGGACGCCTTTTTCTCAGGCGACCTCGTTCGGGCCACTGGCCTGGCGGACAGCGAAGGAATCGCGATCATCGAACCGTGTGCAGCAGGTGAAACTGCTGTTGGCGTGTTCGCTGGGATTCGATTCGTCGATGTCAATGGGGACCAGCAATTCCGCCCACAGTTGGCTTCTGGAGTGAGCTTTACTGCGGACCCGCGCAGCCCAATCGAAGCATTGGTGTATGACGACCCGGACCAGCTTTTTATGGTCCAGGTCGCGGGCACGATAGTCGTGGCTGACTTCGGTCAGAACATGGACATCGTTGCCGGCGCGGGCGACACAACGACGGGCCGTTCCGGGTTCGAGCTTGATCAAACGACAGTTGGCGCTTCTGGACAGTGCCAGGTGATGCAGTTGGATCGGCTTCCCGGAAACGAAGTGGGCGCAGACGCAAAGGTTCTCTGCTTGATCGCAGAGCATCAGCGTCGAGCCCTCGTGGCCGGATTCTAAAGGAGGTATGGATCATGGCAATGAACCGAGCTGACTTTAGGAAACAGCTACAGGAAGGCCTGAACACTGTGTTCGGCATGGAATACGCGCGTTATCCCGAAGAGTGGAAATACATTTTCGCAATCGAACGGTCGATGAAGGCGTTCGAGGAAGATGTGCTGCTCGCTGGGTTTGATGCTGCACCCGTGAAGCCGGAAGGCGAGGGCGTGGCATACGACGAAGGTGCGGAGAGCTACGTGGCTCGATACACCCATGAGACGATCGCTTTGGCGTTCTCCATCACGGAGGAAGCTGAAGAGGATGGCCTCTACGGGTCGATCGGGTCCAAGTACTCCCGTGCTCTCGCTCGGTCCCTGCAACAGACCAAGGAGGTCAAGGGCGCGGATGTTCTCAACAACGGGTTCGACGGTACGTTCCCAGGCGGCGATGGTGTCTCGCTCTTCAATGCGAGTCACCCGCAGTTTGGTGGCGGCGTCCAATCCAACACCCTGGCAGTAGCGGCGGACCTTTCTGAGGCGTCGTTAGAGCAGGCCGCGATTGACATCTCGGAGTTTGACGACGATCGGGGAATCCCGATTGCCTGTCAGATCCGCAAGATGGTCGTGCCCACCCAACTGCAGTTCGTGGCGACACGGATCCTGCAGAGCCCATACCGATCGGGCACGGGTGACAACGACATCAACGCGGTGTACACGCTGGGCACGGTAGCTGAAGGATTCTGCGTGAATCATCGGCTCACCGATCCCGATGCGTGGTTCCTGTTGACGGACTGCCCGGACGGGCTCAAGCACTTTGTGCGGAAGAACGTACAACGCGGAATCGAGGGCGACTTCGAGACCGGGAACCTACGTTACAAGGCACGAGAGCGCTACTCGTTCGGTTGGTCTGACTGGCGGGGAGCCTACGGCTCGCCTGGCGGCGCGTAGTAGGTATCGCGAAGGACTGGGTCCGGGGGGAATCGTCCCCCCGGGCTTCATGAGTGATGGCGCCAGGAATGGCGCTGGCCTGTTAGGAGGGCTGTTACCATGGGCAAGCACACTATCTCCCACGCCGACCGATTTAAGGCCGGCAACGGGATCGCATTTAACGATCCTGATGACCCCAATGATCCGCGCGGGATCCCGATTGCACTGGTTGCGATCGAGACCTTTGCGGCAGTCACCACCGACCCGGATGCGATCGCAACATCGCAGACCCCGGCAGCCGGTGGTCAACAGGACTTGACGCTTGACGGCGTTCTGGTCTCCGGTGGAGTCGCTACGCTGACGGCTGTCAGTGCGATCTCGATCACGGCCGCGGCCAACGAAACCGCGCGGACGTTCACCGTCATCGGGTTCGACGCTAACGGTCGGCCCCAGGCGGAAGAGATTGCCGGGCCCAACGCGACGGAAGGCTCCGGCGTCAAGATGTTCTCGTCGGTCACCCAGATCTTCGTGGATGCGGACACGGCCGGTGCGGTGCAGGTGGGCGAACTCACCTCGAACCCGCGCGGACTGCGTTGCAAGTCACGGGACCTGACCGACTTCGCTTTTGGCACCGAGAACGGTGTGCCGATCGCGACGGACAACTTCGACCCGGGCAACAACACCACGCAGACGGCAACGACCGCCGATCAGCGGGCGCAATGGACGCCGACCGACGGCACCAACATCGCCACGGTGATGTACTTCCCGGATCTGACGAAGGACGGATCCGCCGGAGCCAACTACGTCGACGCGAGCCAGAGCGTACCGTCAGCAATCTAACGGAGGTGTGACATGAGGCCGAGAATTATCTCAATCTCGCCCTACGCCGCCGCTGATGCAGACGCTGTAGCAACCTCGCAGACGCCGGCCGCAGGCGGCATTCAGGAGCTGACCATCGATGGCGTGTTCGCCACCGCTGGTGTGGCCACCATGGATGCGCCCAGGCAGGCAGTGATCACATCAGCCGGCGATGATACGGGCCGGGTGTTTGTGGTCACGGGCACCGACGCTAAAGGTCATGGAATCGCGGAGGCGGTGGCGGGCGCGAACGCCGGCACTGCTACCACGGTCCGGGCCTTTAACACGGTGACCTCGGTGAAGGTCGACGCCAACACTGCTGGAGCGGTTCAAGTGGGCACCTTGTCGGTGGTCAACACGGACTGGTTCCCGGTCGACTACTTGCAGCCGGACTTCCAGATTGGCCTGTCGCTGATTATCGGCGCGGCCCTGACTCCAGACTTCGATGTCGAGCTGACGCTGGACAACGTGCTGGACTACCAGGGCAACAACCCGATACCAGGGCGGGGCCAGTGGGTCGCGAGCGAGTTCGACCGGTTCCATCCGGCCGTGACAGCCGTGGATCACGATACGTTGATCACGGTGGTGGCTAATGCCACCGGCAACGTCGCGTTCCCGGTTCGGGCTATCCGGATGGTGTCGAACCAGGTGTTCACTGTGGATACGGTGCAGCTAAACATCGTCCAAGGGCACCACGGTTCGTAAGGAGTAAGCGATGGCCAGCAGCGGCACGTTTGGGATCAACCCAAACCTGGCGAGCTATGTGGATGAGGGGGCGGAGCGGGCCGGCCTGGATCTCCAGGAGATCACCGGCCAGCACATCGTCTCGATCCGGCGCTCAATGGGGTTCATCTTTTCCAGGTGGGCCTCATTGGGTCACCGGCAGTGGAAGTTCAGCCAGGACGCACACACGCCGGCGGCGATCGGGGAGAACGTCTTCGATCTGCCAGTGGGCACGATCGAGACCCAGACCGTGGTGCTCCGGCGCAACGGGGTCGACACTGAGATGTTCAGCATCTCCAGGTCCGACTACCTGATCCTGCATGACAAGAACCTGACTGGCCGGCCGGACCGCTACTTTGTGGACCGCAGGCGCGATGACGAGGCCCTAGTCAACCAGGTGCAGATGTTCTACTGGCTGGCGGCCGAGAACATCACCGACCAGATCATCACCGACCTGTGGCTGCAGCCCGAGGATCCAGGGACAGCCCAGCAAACGCCGGACATTCCGTTCCGATTCCAAGAGGTGTTCGCGGCCGAGATCGCCGCGCGCATCGCGCAGAAGTACAAGCCAGAACGATTCGCGGAGTTGAAGATGCTGGCGGACGCGGAATGGGATGTCGCGCACGACGAGGATCGTGAGACGGCGCCTTTAATTATTTCAGCCAACTATTCACGTTGGCACGGGAGGCCATAATGAGTCAGACAATGAGCGGCATTCAGAGCCGGATGGCAGGAGCGCAGGGTGGCGGCTTCAATCCAGATGGCACTCGCCACACTACGTACCAGGATCCAAACCTGACGCCGCAATACCAGCGCTTTTTACAGCACTACGGCAAAGCGCAGCCAGCGCCAGCTTCGCAGGATCCGTACTACACGCGGAATCCGGCTTATGAGCAACCGGCTCAGGGGGAGAAATTCCAGGGCGGAGGCTGGGGGCCTGGCCAGTGGCGTGGACCTGGCCAGATGCCGGAGCGCATAGCAGGGCTCACGGCGCGACCGATACCGGAGAGCATCTTTCAGCGGCCCTACGACACGAGACCAGCGCCGATGGCACCACCGCAAGGCTACGGACCAGGCCAAACGCCTGGCAGTGGCAAGCTCAACCAACGCCGCGTCCAGGGGCAATCCAGCGGGGTTACGGCCGGTGGTGGTCGGACGATCGGCAGAACGCCATACAACCGCATACGGCGCCGCTAAGTGGCGAAGAGTTACGCCAAGGGCAAGTTTGCGGTCGGGGAGTGCGACCGCTCCGGCCGCAAAATGTTGCTCAAAGACATGGTTGCCGATGGCTATTACCCGAGCCTGGTCGTTGACCCTGGCTGGTAT